TATGAAGTCCCAGCGTTTTCATTTTGACAAGGAGGAAACAGAAGAATGAGCAACGAAACCCAGACCATTGTCCGCTCCAGACGTTGCGGTCTGCGCGACATTTATATCGCCAAGGTCAAGAAGAACACTGCCGATGTGTACGAAGCGGGCACCCCCTTCAAGTTTGCCCGTGCGATCAAGGCGAAGATCACCGACAGCTACAACAGCGAAAAGATTTACTCCGACGACGGCACCGAGGATATTGTCAATTCCTACCAGGGCACCACGATCGAACTGGAGGTCAACACCCTGGCACCCCAGGATCGCGCCGTCCTCTGGAATCGACTGTGGGCGGAAGGCTATCTGGTGGAAGCCTCTGAAGACACCCCGCCCGAGCTGGCGCTGGGCTATCGTACCCGCCAGTTGAACGGCAAGTACGAGTTCGTCTGGTACTACTGCGGCAAGTTCGACCAGGGCCAGGACGAGGAGTATAACACCATCGAAGACAAGAAGAACGCCGTCACCTCCACCATTAAGGCGTCCTTCTACGAGCGCGCAATGGTGAACATTCTGCCCAACGCCGAAACCGGCGAAGACGAGGAGAAGCACCTGGTGCGTATCCGCGTCGATGAATCCAACCTGGCAACTGAAGCAGCGGCTGCCGCCAATGCCATTAAGGCCTGGTTTGCGAAGGTGCAGGAGTACCCCGGCACCACCACCGACGACGGCGCTGAAGACACCGGCGAAAACGGTGAAGACCCTGAAGCAGCAAACGGCGAAAACGAAACCACCTGATCAGAGAAGGAGATCGTGAAGAATGGCAGAATTTAACGCAAGTATCACCATCAAGGGGCAGACCTACCAGCTGCCCCCGGTATCTACGGAGCAGTACCTGGAGTATTGCGACGTCCGTGAGCCTATCGCCGACGACAACCACCAGCTTTATACCCGGAAGGACTTCTATGCCATGGCTGACCAGTTGGTCAAGCTGTACGGCAACCAGTTCACCCGCGCGGAGCTGCTGGGGCCTGGTGGCCTGACTCCCGGTGACGTGATTGTGCAGTTCACCATGATCGAAATGACCCTGATGAAGCAGGTGGACGTTTCTATCGCAGAGCTGAAAGAAAATTTTACAAATGGCACGTGATCGACGACCAGGTGATCACGCTGCGTAACGGCCACGCCTGCTGCATGATGGACAAAATCACCGTGCGGCAGGCAAAGCGTTATGTGGAGGTCATGGAACAGACCGGCGACAGCGTCCAGGCCGTCCTGAAATCGGCGACCCGGATGCTACCGGACGTGTTCGGAGGCCTTCGGCCCGGTGACGTGATCCGGGCCGACGTGTTCGAGGTAATGACGGCGGTCAAGGCACTGCATTTCGTCATGCAGGAGGTGACATTGCCCAGATTCAGCATTTTGTCGGACGAGGAGCCGGTGGAGTGGGAGGGCAGCGTCTTCGACGAGTACGACGAGGAAAACGGGTACACAGACCTGGACGAGATCAGCCCGTGGGAAACGTGCCGGGAAAATATCGAAACAATCACGCAAGCAGCGATCAAGATCATGCGGCAGTCCTACACGGACACCATGGCCGAAGAACTGGTGCCGCTGCTTGAACATCTGCGCTGGGAAATTGATCACCAGCCAGAGAAGAAAGGAGGGTAGAACAAATGGCGAAAACTGGCGTAAAAATCACAGCGGACAGCAGCAGCTACCAGCAGGCAATGAAAAAGGCCGTGCAGTCTATGAAGGAACTGACCAGCGGGTACAGTCTGGCAGCTACCCAGGCGAAGCTGTTCGGGTCTACCCAGGACGCCCTCCGTGTCAAAGTCGACGAGCTGCGGGCAAAGATCAGCGCCCAGTCGGATATCGTCAAGTTGAACAGCCAACACCAGCAGGAGCTGACACAACGCCTTCAGAAGTGGCGGGACGAGCAGAGCAGGCTCCAGAAGGAGATCGAGGCCACCCAGGCCGCGCTGAAGGAATCGTCTGACGCCACCGGCGAAAACAGCGACGAAACCAAAAAACTGCAAGAGCAGCTAACCAGGTTACAGAAGGAAGAAAAGCAGGCGGGGCAGCAGGTCAGCAAGTGCGAGGATCAGTTGTCGAAGCAGAAGGTCGCCACAAACAAAAGCGAACAGGCCCTTGTGGAATTACAGGCGGAACTGGAGGCAACAAACAAGGAACTGAAAGACGCCGCCTGGGATGAATGGTCTGCCAAAGCGGACAAGGCGACAGCCACCCTGGACAACGTGGGGAAGAAGTTGACGGTAGTCAGCACTGCGATCGTCGGCCTGGGCACCGCCGCCGTGAAGACCACAGCGGACTTCGACGCTGAAATGTCCACGGTACAGTCTATTTCCGGCGCAACTGGCGACGACCTGGATGCGCTACGCGACAAGGCCCTGGAAATGGGCAGCGTCACAGCCTTCAGCGCTTCGGAAGCGGCGTCTGCTATGGAATACATGGCCATGGCAGGCTGGTCGACGGAAGATATGCTGGCGGGCATTTCTGGCGTCATGGACGCAGCGGCTGCCAGCGGCGAGGATCTGGCGTCGACTTCGGACATACTGACCGACGGCCTGACTGCGTTCGGCATGGCGGCGTCGGATTCTGCACACTTTGCGGACGTCCTGGTGGCGGCGGGAAACAACGCGAACACAAACGTCGCAATGATGGGTGAAACCTTCAAGTATGCGGGTGCAGTCTGTGGAACCCTGGGTATTTCCCTGGAGGACGCGGCGATCGCGACCGGACTGATGGGCAACGCCGGTATCAAGGCAAGCCAGGCTGGCACAGCATTACGTTCTGGACTGACCAAGCTGATCGACCCGACAGACGACGCGGCGGCAGCTATGGAAAAGTACGGCTTCGCGGTGCAGACCAACGAAGACGGCAGCGTCAACTTTATGGCGACAATGCAGAATCTGCGGGCGTCGATGGCGGGACTGGATGCGACCACCCAGGCTGCAGCATTGTCCACGATCTTCGGAACCGAAGCGCTGTCTGGATGGTCTGCAATCGTTACGGCCAGTGAGGACGACTTCAACAACCTGACCACGGCAATCTATGGCTGCGAAGGCGCAGCCCAGGAGGCCGCGAACGTAAAACTGGATAATTTGTCCGGTCAGATCACGATCCTGAAGTCCACCATTGAGGGTATCGCGATCCAGATCGGCGACATTCTGATGCCGACGATCAGGAAGGTGGTCGGAGTGATCCAGGAGTGGGCGACGGCCTTCGCCAATGCAGACGAGGACACGAAGAAGAATATCGTCACGATCGCGGGCGTGGTCGCAGCGATCGGCCCGCTGATCCTGGGCGTGTCCAATGCGATCAAGGTGGTGCAGAAGGTGGTCAACGCCTTCAAACTGATGAAGACGGGCCTGGCAGCCGTGAAGGTGGCCCTAGCTGGCCCGCTGGCGCCAATCGCTGCAATCGTTGCGGCGATCGCAGCACTGGTGGCGGCGTTCATGCACCTGTGGAACACCAACGAAGGCTTCAGGACGGCGATCACGGAAATCTGGAACGAGATCGTCAGCACTGTGTCCGGCTTCATCAAAGGAATCGAGGAACGCCTGGCTGGTCTGGGTATCACGTTTGAGGACATCGGCACCGCGATCAAAGCAATCTGGAACGGACTGTGCGAAGTGCTGGCCCCGGTATTTGAGGCGGCCTTCAAACAGGTCAGCAATATCGTCACGGCGGTCACGAACCACATCCTGGGCGTCCTGGACTTCTTTATCGCACTGTTTAAGGGCGACTGGGAAGGAGCCTGGAACGCGATCAAAGACGTCGCGGCCAATATCTGGGAGTTTATGAAAAATTCCTTCCAGATCGCGATCGACGGAATCAAGGGGATCGCCGACGTGATCCTGGGCTGGTTCGGCACTGATTGGAATACGGTCTGGACGGGGATCGGCAACTTCTTCACCAACCTGTGGAACGGAATCAAGAACTTTTTCGTGGGGCTGTGGAACGGTATCGTCACAACGATCACCGGAATCCTGAACACGATCAGCTCCATCTTCACCAATGCCTGGAATGGAATCAAGAACACGATCAGCACCACCTGGAACACGATCAGCACGATCGTCAGCACCGCAGCGAATACGGTGAAGACTGTAATCACCACGATCTGGAACGGGATCAAGACGGTCACCAGCAGCGTCTGGGCAGGTATCAAGGCGCTGGTCACGGGTGACATGAACGGAGTAAAAACCGCTGTGTCCACCGCTGTCAATGCCGTGAAGAACACTGTGTCGTCTGTGTGGAACGCGATCAAATCGGCGACCAGCACCACCTGGAACGCAATCAAGAACGCGATCAGCACGCCGATCAATACCGCGTTGTCCACGGTGAAGAACGTGATCAGTAAAATCCGGTCGGCCTTCAATTTCTCCTGGA